TAGGACCACCGCGTTTAGGTTTATTAAGTTCTACTTTCTTACCTTGATATTCTGCTTCTGATATTCCGTCATCTGCAAATGGTTGATCTAACGGCACTTTGTATCCATTTTTAAGAGTAACAACTTGCCCAATGTTAGATTCTAATAATTCTTGATCTTGCCAGTCTGGCTGATAATGACCTTCGCTAAATTGCTGTCTAGCATAGTTAAATAGGGAAAAGTAATTATCACTGCCAGGGCGGAATATATTCTCCCTGATAGGAATATTTTTGTCAATGTGATATTGAAATGCTTGTTCTATTGTGTTAGGTCGTTCTAATACTTCACGAACAAGCATGATATTAACCTTTGTATTCTTTGTATAAGTCTAGTAGGCTTTCTTCTAAATCTTTGCTGTCGTGTAGTTTAACACTGTCACCACGTAGTGCTGACTTGTCCTTAGGACCATTTAAACCACCTGACATTTTATTTAATTGTGTATCAACATCAGCATGTTTAACATCAGGTGAATTAGCAAGTTCTTCTTCTACTTCTGCTTCCTCGCCTTCTTCTGGTTTATATTCTTTATAACCATCTGAACGCATACCTGATAATGCTAATAGTTGTTTAACCATATCAACATGATCACCTTGAGCATTAATATTAACTGACTCATTACCTTGATCATCAATTGATTGTGTTAGTTGTACACTTTCTGTAAGTTGCGTTGACTCTGTAACTACTTCTTCTTCAGTAGTTAATTCAGCATACTTAGATTCAAAAGCACGTGTTAATTCGTCTACTTCTGTTTCTTCAATGTCTTCCTTCTTAGGACGACCACGTTCTCTCTTAGGTGCATCTGGGTCAACCATTGCATCTACTGGCTCTAATGAATCAACTTTTACGCCTGATTTAGTATAGTGATAGTGTCTGCGTGATCCATCTTTGAATGTAACAGTAAAGCCTGCTTCATCATCTTTGTATGGATCCATTTCAACTTCGTGACCACTTTCTTCATGCTTTTTAACAATACCTGCAACGTGTTCTGGATCATAGTATTCTACAACTTCTTCTTCAGTTGCTACTGATTCTTCAACACCACAAGCCGCCATAAATCTTTCTTTGTCAAAGCGTGGGTTTTGTTTAGCAAACACATCTGCGTGATGTTGTGCTAGTTCTGCTTTTTTAGCAGGTTCAGCATTTTTAATTAAGTCTGCTACCATTTGAAAATCTTTACGTGTTGGACCTTCAGCTACAACTTCTTCTTCAGTTGCTTCTTCAACAACTTCTTCTTCAACTGACTCAGTTAAAACTTCTTCTTCTGTTTCTACTGATTCATTTGTAGTAGCAACTTCTGGAGCATCTGTTTGAACGCTTAATGTTTGTACACCTGCTAGTCTAGCATAGTCTGCTGGGTCGCTGGTTGGAGCATATTCCTGATAAACATTATCACCTGTTGCATTTGTTTCAAGTGCATCTGCTGGTGCTGGTTCAGGAGCATTAGTCATTGCTTCTGCTGATTTGATTGCTTGTTGCTGATCTTCAGTTGGGTTTTCAATTTGTTTTAATTTTTCTAGTACGTCATACATTTCCATGGGTTCGTCCTCTTATCTAGCCGCTGACTTTACGTCAGGCTTTTTATTTTCAGTACTACCCACTGGACTTTTATCGCCCTGAGGTAAGTCGTTAGTAGTTTCGGCTTTAGGGGTTGAGCCTCCTGCTACTTCAAATTTTGCGTCGCCTGCATTTTCAATTGCTTCTTCTGGCTTGGCGTATGCTTCATTTGCCGCAGTTGCTTCTGGGCATGTGTCATAATCTTTTTCTAATAGTGGTCCTTCTTCCGGCATGGAACCTTCATTGTTTTCCCAACTATCAGCAAAGTGTTTTGTAATTACTTTAATTTGTGATTTAGGCTTACGTGAGCATTCTTCAATTAATGCGTAAAGTTCATCTGCTGATGCTGGATAGTTTAACTCAACTTCAAACATACAAACTTCCATGTTCTTAACACCTGGAAAATCTAATGGATCTTCCATAACTGGAGTTGTTTTAGGTTCTGTCATTTTAATAATGTCATAACGACCTAATTTTTCTTCCATGTGTTTAATACAGTCAGCATCACAGCCACCTGCAACCTTAACTTTATAAGAGTAAGTTTGACTTGACTCTGTTAAATATTGTTTAAATGATTTCATAATTTCATATTCCCCTATTGATAGTATTTATGCTACTATTACTCTTTTGGGTCATCTTTTTTAAGTAATTCTTTTAATAATTCGTTACGATCTAGGATATGACCGTGTCCTTCTTCAACGTCCTCACCTTTTTTATGTGTAAGTTGACGTTCTTTTTGATCTAACTGTGCTTTTTTAAGTTGTAGATCAATCATACGTAACTTTTTGTTTAGTTTTGCTGTCTTTGCTGTAATAGCGTGTCCTAGTAATCCACTAGCAACGCCAAATATTTCTGATGAAAAGCGTGAATCTACATTCATACCCAAGTCCATTAAGTCCTTGTATGATGATTTAGCCAACTCTGCTAGTTCATCCATTTCACCATCGCCTGCTTCTAGGCCTCGAACTGCTGGCAATGCGTCCTCAATCTTTTCTATATTTGAAAGTGTTTCTGCTGGAAGTTGAGGTTTACCTGTTGCTTCTTCCGGCAACGGCTCTGTAACATCTACTTCATCTTCTTTTGGATCTAAGTTAAATATTTCTTCTAATTTTTTAGTCATTATCTTGCACCGCTTCTAAATATATCTTCTTCTGTAACTACTCTAAAACGTAGTCCGTTTTGTTTACACCAACGCATAGCCTGTTCCCATTTAGCATGATTAATTGCTACTGTTTCTGCTAGTCTACGATTCTGGTTTTTACTTTCTATGATACTTTGGTTCTTAGGTTTAATTTCCACTAGCTCTGTTATTAATTTACCTGATTTGTCTTGGTACTGGACTAAAAAGTCAGGCACGTAGTTGGTCTGTTTGCCAGTAAATGGGTGGATATAAGGGATTTTAACACATTCACTAGCCCACTTAACTACGCTAGGATGGGTATCACAGAATTGCATAAAGGCACTTTCCCAACTAGATCTGAATGTAGGAGACTTACTACCTACAAACTTCTTTGGATTCTTTACAGTAAACTTGCCTTTGTGGAATTTAGCCATTTACTATACCTGCACATTTCTGGCGGCATAGTAATTAGGTTGTTGAACTACACTGACGCCAATAAGAGTTGACTTAGATCTTAATCCGTTAAGATAGTATGCTAGGGTAGCATTTATAGTAACGCCGTCTTGGCCTTTGAATTCTTCTAAAAGTTCTAGTGCTGGTCTTTCATAACCAGTAGAAATTTGAAAAAATACTGCTGTAAAATCATCAGCAATATCTGAATCACGAAATGTTGTTGCAAAGAAACCTCTAACAATGTCGTACTCGTTAGGATTTACTTTGATTTGTTTTTTGTAAAAATTATCAAAGATCAAATATGATGAATCAGTAGTTGATTTTTTAACGTTAACTGTACCCATAACTCTATTTAACCTTTAATCTAACACATCAGTAGTTTTTACTGTTGCTTTTACTTTGGTATCTGCTTCTGTTACAAGTCCAGGAGCATCATTTACTCTAGTAGTTTCAAAGTTTTCTACAGTTGGTTTACCAATATTTTGTCCATTGCTTGTTATTCTAGAATTTGTTGTTGGAGTAGGAGTACCCAACGGTGCTGGTGCCAATGAACCTGCACGTTGATTAATTACTTCTGCTCTAGTAGGTGCTTTGCCTTTTTTAGGACCTTCAAACGCAAACGGTCCACCACCTGTTACAGGACGCCCAGCAGTTTTTCCTACTGTATTTCTAACTTCCTGATTAACTTCTTCTTTAAATGTATCACTAGGATTATCCATTTTCTTGTAGGTATAGATTGCACGACCTGCCTTAGTTGCGGCACCTAGTATATTGCCTTCACTCAAATCTTCAAACGCACCAACACCTGCATCTAGTAAACCACCCTGGCCAAAGAAGGAGTTAGTAGAGCCTGGGCGACTTAATGCACTTGGTTCGTTATCATAATGTTCAGGATTAGCAAAGCCTGGGACTTGTCCAGTACCAATTGCACCGCTACCGTATTTGACTGACTCATACTTAATAGTCATTGAGTTTGTCATGGTATCTCCGCCTGCTGAGTAATCGTAAGTGTCGTGCTTGAAATCTGTAATAATAGGATTAACTAAAGTATATGAAACGAAACTGTGTTGATTAAATCCATAGACTGTAATATCTCTAAAGAACTGCGGTTTGTTTTTTGCACCGCCTATGCCTTCGCCTATATAACCCCAATCATTACCTATTTTATCTGGAGCATAAATGTCTCTTGCATTTTGATCTGCTGAGTTGCCTGGACCACCAAAAGGATTATTTTCTCCCATAGCTCTACCTACATCAATAGGCAATAGTCCATTTAAAAAGTTTGATATTCCAGATCCTGCATTTGAGTTTGTTGATTGTGTTGCTTGGTTACCGCCATATTCTTGACTAGGATCTTTATAAAAATAGTTGTAGTAACTAAACCATAATGATCTTACTACGTCACTGTTATCATCGTGGAATTCAATCTGTACTGGATCGTAATTAATTTTTGTTTGTACGTTACGTTTTCTGTTATAAGAATTTAATGTGTCAACATCAAACGTATAACTTGGTAGTTGTACTGATTTTGTAAGAACGCTTATTCGTGAGTTATCTCTGGCACCAAAGAGTTTGGTTAACCCAGGTATTTCAACTGTGTTTAAGTTAAAATACACATGGAAGAGGAATTTAAGTCTAGGTGCATTGGCATAGCCAGCGGACCTGAAAGTCTTGCTGGCGTGCCTATAATCTTTGAGATAGTCGCTACCTAGGAACCCCTTCAGAACGTTGTCGAAGAAGCCTGCCATAGTCTATTAGCCTGTTACTACTGTACCTAGTGCTCTACCAACGCTAACGCCTACGCCACTACCTAATGGTGTTTGTACTGCGTTATCGAATCTGATGTTTAATGTAACTGTTGCTGGTGCTGAATCACTATATGTTAAGTCGTTATAGTTAACTGTTGTTAAGTAACAACCATATAATTCCCATGTTTCTAAAACTACTGGTTCATTAGCGCCATTACCACCGTCTAATATTTCGCAACGTGTTAAGAATTTATAGTCAATACCTGCTGAAGCAGAACTTTGTTCCATAAAGTCGTATTGTTTCTGTAGTTGCTCACCAACTAGTTTAGCAACGTTGCCACCTGCATCGTCACGTAAATTAACTGTTGCATCACCCCAAGTATGTTTACCAGCCATTCTCATTTTTGAGTTGTAAAGATCAATAGTGATATCGTCAAAACTAACTTCAGGTCTAGTAAAGTCAATAACTTGTTTGGTCATTTCAGTTCTTGGTGTTGATACACCAAAGTTTTCAAATACCGTTCTAAAGCGATATTTGAGTTTTGGCATTAATAAGCCTTGTGTACTAGCACTCTGGTCACTCGCTAAAGGAACAGTCATTCTTGTTAAAGATGAAACCGCCATTTGTAATTCTCCTTCTTGGTTATGCTAATATTTATCATCTGACAATCACAAAAAATGGCACCGAAGTGCCATTATCTGCGTATATAATGATTATACTATTTTATAAATTACCTGCTTCAATATCGCCAGTATTTTTAATTCTTACTGGAATATAAATGAACTCAACTGCTTTAGTTGGCTCAATAGCAATATCGATATAAAGTTCATTTCTATCAATTCTGCTTGGAGTGTTGTTTGTTTCATCACAAACAACTAGGTAATCGTAAATACCACGTTTAGCAGTAACATCATTTAATAATGATTCAACTGCACCTTTAACTTCATCACGTGTGATCTTATCATTTGGTTCAAACATCCAGTTTTTACCAATTGCTTCAAGTTTGTTGCGTAAGTAAGCAACTAAACGTGCTACGTTAATTCTGTCTAGTGCTGAACTAGCACCTGCAACAGTTTTGTTACCGTAGTTAGTTAAACCACTGCCTGGAACGAATGTTAATGGGTTAACACGGTTTTCATATAATGTATCTCTTGCTGATTCCCTATTAGCAACTTGTACAAAGTCACCTGTTTGAGCTTCAACATAACCTAATGCTGATACGTTATCAATTAAGCCACGTCTGTTACCTGCTGGTGCTAACCATGGATAACCAACTTCGTCGTTTCTAATAATTGTTCTTAGCATAGCATGTGATGCTGGAACAACTACTGAGTTACCTGATAAATCGTTTGTTCTACCTGATGGGTAGAATACAGCCGCATATGGATCGTTAGTAACTAAACCATCTTCACCGTCTGTGCCACGACCAAATGAGTCAGTTGCCCAGTTAATAAGATCTTCTGAATTATCTGACAATCTAAATGGTGCGTCACCAATAACAAAACCTGTGTTGTTTCTGTCATTGTTTAATAATACCATGTTTTGCATTAATTCAGGATAACCTGGACATGCTAATAAGTTAAAGTCTCTTTGTTCTTCACGGATTGCTGTATTTGTGTCAATACCTGCTTTAAGAGCCGCTACAACTAATTGACGTTGTGCTTTTCTACCCATGTATGGTGAACCATCTGCACGATTACCCGAAACAGTTACCCATGCATCTTTCTGTGTTGGTAATGTGTCATCT